AATATAAGTTTCAAAAATTACGATGCTTCTATCAAAGACCTTGATGTCGAAACAGGAGTAGTTACAGGTTATTTCTCACAATTCAATTCTATTGATTTAGATGGGGATGTTATAATGCCAGGTGCATTTACAAAGACAATCGCAGAGCGAGGACCAGATTCATCAAAGCCTGAAATTGCGTACCTGTGGCAACACGACACATACCGTCCTTTGGGGAAATTAATGGTATTAAGAGAAGATAGCTTTGGTTTATATTTTGAAGCTAAAATGAGCGATACAAGCTACGGTAAAGATGCTTTAAAACTTTATAGAGATGGTGTAATAACTCAACACTCTATTGGTTACCAAGTAATCAAATCACAAGAAAACACAGATATGGGAGAAGAAATTGATGCAATCTACGAAGTTAAACTTTGGGAAGGTTCAGCAGTTACTTTTGGTGCAAACCCTAATACACCTTTTACTGGCTTTAAGTCAGCAGAAGAAAGAGAAGACCGAATTAAGACTTTAGTTAAGGCTATTAAAAATGGTAGCTATACTGATGAAACATTTGGGCTTATTGAATTTGAATTATTAAAACTTATTTCACTTGTTAAATCTGAAGAGCCAACTGTGGTTACTCCTGAAGAAACCGAGCCGAAAGAGGACAATAAGATACAAGAAATAAAACAATTTAGAAACCTTTTAAATCTATAAAAAGATGGAAGAAATTAAAAATTTAGCAAATGACATCAACGCAAAGTTTGATGCAAATGCAAACGCTTTATTAAGCGTAAAGAATGAAGTATCTACGATGGTAGAGAAAAGTATTGATTCAGTTAAGGCTGAAATCAAAGCAGTAAAAGATGAAATGGATAGACAAGCTGAAGAAGTATCTCGTAAGAGTGCTGCTAAAGTGTCTACTAAATCAATCGGTGAGCAAATCGCTGAACAATTAGATTCTAATATGGCAATCGCTGAAAAAGAATTAAAGTCTTCAGGTGGTTCATTCACTATGAATTTAAAAGCGGTTGGTAATATGTTATTGTCTTCAAGTTTAACTGGAGATTCAGTAGCTACTTACAACCAACAACAAGCAATTTTACCTGCTCAAAAATTAAACTTTAGAGATTTAGTTTCTACTGTACAATCAGCGACTGGTACTTTTGTAACTTACAAAGAGTCAGGTTCAGAAGGTGCTATCACTGCACAAACTGAAGGTGCAGACAAAGGACAAATTGATTACGACTTAACAGAAGTTAAGACTGTAAACGCTTATATCGCTGGTTTCGCAACTTTCTCAAAGCAAATGATGAAATCTTTACCATTTATCGAGCAAACTTTAACTCGTATGATGTTGAGAGATTTCTTTAAGGCTGAAAATGCTTCTTTCTTTGGTACAGTTAGTGCTGCTGCAACAGGTTCTACAACTCACGCTGCTACTGATGATGTTGAAGAAATCATTCAATTAATCGGAAACCAAAAGACTGCTAACTTTAATGCATCATACGCTTTAGTTTCTCCTGCTCAAATGGCAAGATTAATTATTGGTACTTACAACAAAGGTTATTATGCAGGTGCTGGTGCAGTTGTTCTTAACGGTGTTGGTGGTTTGACTATCTTTGGAACGCCAGTATTCGAGGCTTCTTGGGTAACTGATGACAAGGTGTTAATCTTTGATAGAGACTATATCGAAAGAGTTGAAGTAGAAGGTTTGAATGTTACTTTCTCTTACGAGAATGGTTCAAATTTTGTGCAAAATCTCGTAACTGCCAGAATTGAGTGCTACGAAGCGATAAATTTAATGTTGCCTACAGCAGCAATTTACGCAGATTTAGGGAATGTTTAATTCACATTTGCTATAAGCTAAAATTAAAAATAAGAGAGGGTAGGTGCTTAATTGTATCTACCCTTTTTTTGTTATATTTGTTATATGATTGGTATCTACAAAATCACATCTCCAAGTAACAATATTTATATAGGGCAGTCTATTAATTTAGAAAGAAGATTAGCCAGGTATAAGAGTAATTTAAATTCATCTAAAGGTCAAATAAGACTTAACCGTTCTTTTATTAAATATGGAGTAGAAAATCATTTATTTGAAATACTTTTAGAATGCTCAATAGAAGATTTAAACACTAAAGAAAGATACTACCAAGATTTGTTTGATTGTATTGAAAATGGTTTAAACCTACGATACACTAAAACAAATGATAAGTCAGGTAAAATGAGTGATGAAACTATTGCTAAAATGGTGCATTATAAAAGGAATATGACACCTGAACACCGAAAGAAATTAAGCGAAGCTGGTAAAAATAAAGAAGTGATGCCTACTATGTTAGGTAAAACACATTCAGATGAAACAAAGAAAAAGATGTCTGATTCTGCAAAAGGAAAAATAAAGTCTAAAGAACATATAGAAAATATAAGGAAGGCTAAATTAGGAATAATTGTATCTGATGAAACTAAAGCCAAAAAGTCAAAGCCTGTATTACAATACGATTTACAAGGTAATTTTATAGCTAAATACTTTGGAATAAAAGAAGCTGCTCGAAAGGTTGGAATGTCTGATAGTTTAATTGGAGATGTATGTAGGGGCAAGTGTAAACAAGGCAGAGGATTTGTATGGAAATATGAAAATTGCTAAAAATATTAGTAACTTTGTATTATGTATAAATGCACAGTCAATATATCACATAACGGTAGGAAGTATAATAAAGATAACTACTACGACCTTGTTTTAAGCGACAAGATGAAAGAATTTATAAAGGTTGGCTACTTTACTGCAATCGTAGATAAAGGCGTTACAAAAGAGTTTAAGGGCAAAATAAAGAAGAAATAATATGGCTAATATTAAAATATCAGAATTAAATCCATTATTAACGGTAGAAGATGCGGATGTATTACCGATAGTGGATAATGCGGTTACTAAAAAAGTTACTGCTGCAATTCTACGAACTTACACAGAAGGTAATTCAGTTTTATTAACAGGCGCACAAACTATCGCAGGTATTAAGACTTTTACTGCACAATTAGCTTCTTCGGTTGCTACTGGTACTGCTCCTTTTAGTGTTGCCTCGACTACGAAAGTAACTAACTTAAACGCTGATTTATTAGATGGTTTATCTTCTGCTGATTTTGCACTTTCAACAAGAACATTAACCGCAGGAACTGGTTTAACAGGTGGCGGAGATTTAACCGCTAATCGTACTTTTGCTATTGATAGCACGGTTGCAACTTTAACAGGAACGCAAACATTAACTAACAAAACTTTAACATCTCCTATAATTAACGAGATATTAGATAGTAACGGAAATGAAATATTAGGTTTTACACCTATTGCTTCTGCTACTGATTATATTACAATTAAAAATGGTATCGGTGTTGGTGTTCCATTACACATTTCAGCTACGGGTTCAAGTGCAAACACTGGCATACATATTGAGCCAAAAGGAACTGGATTAGTACAGATTTCAGATGGTACAGATACAACCAAAGGAATTAGATTTAGAAGTTCGGGAAGTGCTACAAGTGCAGTTACTTTAATTGATGCAGTTTCTTCAGCAGGTAGGGTAATTACTTTACCAAACGCAACAGGAACTTTAGCTTTAACAAGTGATTTAACTGCTTATGTGCCTACAACAAGAACTGTAAGTACAACAAGTCCTATAATAGGCGGTGGTGCTTTAAGTTCGGATTTAACTTTATCTATTCCACAATCAAGTGGTTCGGTTAATGGTTATTTAAGTTCTACTGATTGGACTACTTTTAACGCTAAACAAAACGCAATAACTTTAACTACAACAGGTACTTCGGGTGCTGCTACTTTGGTAGGTTCGACTTTGAACATTCCTAACTACGCTGATACGGACACAGGTATAACTTCTTTAAACGGATTAACGGCTTTAACGCAAACTTTTGCAACAGGAACGAGTGGAACTGATTTCGGTATTTCTTCTGCTACTTCTACGCATACTTTTAACTTACCTACGGCTTCAGCTGCTAATAGAGGTGCTTTAAGTAGTGCTGATTGGACAACATTTAATAATAAGGCTACTACTGCTGATTTGGCTAATTATTTACCTTTAGCAGGTGGAACTTTAACAGGTGCTTTAAATGGTACAAGTGCAGTATTTAGTTCAACTATACAAACAGGAGGCGAACTTTTAATATCTACAGGAGCTGATTCAGGAATGAGA